TAAATGATGAAGCTGACACAGTTAAAAAGATGATCCCAGATGCTGTTGAAATTAGAGGCAGTGACAAGCCTGAAAAAAAAGAAGCATCGTTGCTTGGTTTTTCTGATGGTTCGATACGCTGTCTTGTAACAAAACCATCAATAGCTGGATTCGGTATGAATTGGCAGCATTGTTCTGATATGGCTTTTCTTGGTCTTTCAGATTCATACGAACAATATTACCAAGCTGTTCGTAGATGCTGGCGTTTTGGGCAAAAAAACAAGGTTAATGTGCATGTTGTGACAGCAGACACTGAGGGTGCAGTAGTTCGTAACATTGAGCGCAAAGAATCTGCATCTGAAGAAATGGCGTCTGAGATGGTTAAGTATATGGCTCGTATTTCTGGTGCTGAAATTTCAAAAGCTGAAAACAAAACAGAATATAAACCTAGCGTTAAAATGGAGGTTGCATCGTGGATGTCTTAAACCAAGTTATTACAGAAAACTTTTCTGCTTATCATGGAGACTGTGTAGAGGTAACAAAAGGGCTGCCTGATAACAGCATTCACTTTTCAATTTATTCTCCGCCCTTCCAGTCTTTGTACGTTTATTCTAACTCTGACAGAGATATGGGCAACAGCAAAAATGATGATGAGTTTTGGAATCACTATAAATTTCTTATCAAGGAAATGTATCGAATTTTGAAGCCAGGACGTTTGGTTGCTGTGCATTGTATGGATTTACCAACAAGCAAGGCTAATCATGGTTATATTGGGATTCGAGACTTTAGCGGAGACATTATCAGGGCACATCAGGACGAGGGATTTATTTATCACTCAAAAGTAACTATTTGGAAAGATCCTGTAACTGCAATGCAGCGCACTAAAGCACTAGGATTGTTGCACAAACAAATAAAAAAAGATTCTTGCATGTCTCGTATGGGTATACCTGATTACGTTATTGTATTTCGTAAGCCTGGAGAAAACGAAGAACCAGTTAGCGGAGAATTTGAATATTTCTGCGGCGATAAATCTCAGTTTGTACCAAGCGGAAAAAATAAGTCTATTGATGTTTGGCAGCGTTATGCTTCTCCTGTGTGGATGGATATAAACCCATCAAGGACATTACAATATAGAAGTGCCAGGGATCATGACGATGAGCGGCATATTTGCCCATTGCAGCTCGATGTTATTGAACGATGTATGCAACTATGGACTAATGAAGGTGATATTGTTTTTTCACCTTTTGGTGGGATTGGTTCTGAATCTTTTGTCGCGCTTGAAATTGGTAGAAAAGCTGTAACATCAGAGCTTAAGGATAGTTACTTTAAACAGCTTGTAAAAAATCTATACGAGGCTGATTCAACAACATCTAAACAACTTTCATTCGCGTGATGTTATGATATGCCGCCAATGTAACTTTAAACTAAAAGAGCGTACAGTGTTCTGCATAAACTGTGGATCGCGGCACGCTGGAAGATGCAGAGAACCTTTAGAAATAATTATAAGGAAAGAAACAGGACTTGGGCCAGTAGCTGCGATTAGAGTGTTGGCTCATGTTGTAAAAAATAAAACTGAAATGGCTATGGCATTAGGGATAAGCAGAAAATCTCTATATAAGCTTCTTGATCGATATCGGGTTGAATTAACACAATAGAAATGGGGATAAAATGATTGAGCATTATGGTTGCAATTCTCTTGGTGTTCTAACAAAAACAAATACAGAGTTTGATATGAACTGTCCTCTAATGGGTGCTAATCCAAATATTAAAAACTATTGGCAGGAAAAGTGCGATCTTAGAAAAAAAGATCCAAAACAAAGAGATTGCTATAATGGATGCAAGGCACAAAAGACAATTGACAGAACTAAGAAACACATGGAAAAACATGGCTGTAATTCTGGGAAAACAGAAGGAACAAGGAGTAAAGTTTATCTTCTTTTTGACGCTGGAAAATCTAATGCTGAAGTATCAAAGCTTGTAAAGCGTGCTCCGTCAACAATCAGAACCTATAGAATTGAATATAATTTGTCGCGATGATAAATGGTGTCTTATGAATAACAGAACTATACGCATTTTAGATGAGGTAAGGCTTAACAATGCGAAGGCTGCAATTCAGTTGATTCCGCTTGATGGGTCATTTGAAGTTGTAATCAGAAAATATGAAAAAAACAGATCACTTGTTCAAAACAGCTTGCTGCATATGTGGCGAAAGGATATTTCTGATTCTACCGGAGAGAGCATAAAGGAGTGCAGATTCAGACTTGCGCAATCTCACATGCTGCCAATTGTTCTAGCGAGCGACCTAGAAAAGGACAGAGACATACAACTTACAATTTTATCTCTACGTGAGGCATACAAGACAGGTGCTAAAAAACAGTCTGAATTTGTGTTCAGACAATATGTTTCAATGCTGTCGAGTAAGGATCTAAATGTGAAGCAGTTTGCTGAATTTCTGACAAACATTGAAAGAGAATGCACTGAGCAATCAATTTCACTTAGAAGGCCAGAAGATTACTATCTTGATATAGGGACAAGACAATGACACTTGAAAAAGCAATAAGATTTGCAACTGATGAACTGCTGAAAAATGCAGATGCTAAATATCCACCAATGGCATATCAACTTGAAGGACTGCACACCATAAAGTGTGAGCTTGCAGAGCTTGAAAGAGAAGTTGCACGTTGTGATGCTGATGCAATGACAAGAGAGGCTGTTCAGGTTGCAGCAATGGCGCTTAAATTTCTACGAGACGTTTGTTGAAAGGATATAGTTATGGTAGATTTGTCGATGTGTTTAAACGAAAAATGCCAAAAGCGCTTTCAGTGCTACAGATACATGGCAGAAGCAAACGAGCGCAGACAGTCTTACATGGAATTTGATCACAAGAACTGCAATGACTTTTGGCCTATCAGTAATGGATTGAGAATAACGACAAAGGATAAAAAATAGTGGCAAACTCAAAAAGGCGTTGTTGCCACTGCAAAGAATATTTTCTTGCTGATAAAATGTTCAAGACTCCAGCTGGATGGTTCTGCTGTGCAAAACACGCTCTTTCATATGCAGAAAACAAGCAAAAAAAAGATATAAAACGTGCGCTCAGCGAACGAAAGAGGCAATTTGAACACAATGACAGGTCTAAACAGATTAAGGATGCTCAGAAGGCTTGCAATGAATTTGTAAGGCTAAGAGACAAAAACAAGCCTTGCATTTCATGCGGAAGACCAGGTAGAAAAATAAATGCTGGGCATTATAGAAGTGTAGGTTCTGCACCACACTTGAGATTTAACACACGCAATATCCATCTTCAGTGTGAGCACTGCAACTCATATTTGTCAGGGAATCAGATTGAATACAGAAAAGGTCTAATAGAAAGGTATGGAGTTGCGTTTGTTGAGTTTATAGAAAACGACAACGAACCAAGAAAGCTATCAATTGAAGAAGTGAGATCGATCAAGGTGTATTACAGAGGACTTGTCAGGAGGTTGAATCGTGAAAAATCCAGAGGAATTTGACGCTGATTGGTGTTACACGCATTGCTGCGCAGGACGTCACAAGCGTTGCGCAGCAATAGGCGGAAAGTGCAAAAATACTGCTATAAATAAATCACTTATCAAGAGCGGAAACAATTCCGTTCCAGATTGCATAGCCGATTGCTGACGCAATAAGGCAGACTATGGCTAATCTTCCCCTTCCAACATCTCTTCTTAGTTGACCACTAAATCTCAGATCTTTTCTGAATTCCTCAACTTCACTTGGTTTATCAATGTCAACGCCAAGAATAGCAAAAGTTTTCTTAACTGCTTTATCTGATGCCGCTTCAGCTGCCTGATCTGCATGCTGACAACTGGCTCTCCTTTCTTTTCCTTCAGGAACATCACCACAATGGCTTGTCATTGAATAAATCCCTTATCTAATATGGTCGATAATTCTACTTGTCGTTTTTCATTTTTGATCCAAGGGATGAACCGAAGAAAAACCCGACTACAGATTGACGCTCTGAAATAAGGCTGTTGATCACAAGGCCAAGGATGTTTGAAACTATAGCAACGATTGTAACATCAAGATCATATTTCTTTGCAAGGATAATAACTGCAACCTGGATAGCAGCCATGAGCATCATAGATGGAAGATTCCAACGCATAATGCTTCCAGCAATTTTATCTGCTTGCTCGTGATGAACTTTATATGACGCCCTGGCATCTTTTCTATCTTCAGATGCAAGCTGTTCTGATACATGAGAATCAGCCATAACAGCAACCTTAAATTTATATGCAAGCTCTGGATTTGCCTCAAGAGCCTTCACAGCATCATCTCCAGTTTTGCCGGTTACTGCTGAAGCAACACTTTCAACAGCCTCCATTGCTGTTTGAGCTTGCTTGCCTCTCTTTGAGTCGAAAAGGCCGATAATGTCAGGAACAAATTTAGCCAAAGTCAAAGCGGTTCCGATAGCTGCTGTAATCATAGTTTTACCCTCGCTCTCAGCCAACCATAGACAAAGGATTCATCTTTTTCCCTTCTCTCAGCAAGCTCAATATAGAATGCACCTTGCAAACAATTTAGCGCCTTTACCATTACGGAAACATCTCTTGCAAGAGAGTAATAGCGAACAGCAGCAACGGTTGCAGGCCCGATATCTCCATCAACTGAGACATCAGAATAAAGCCTTCCTCTGTCATTCAGTGAGTTGAGACATCTCTGAATGAATTTGCCTGCTCTTCCTGGCCCCATATTCACAGCAGTATCAACAACCTCAGATGCAAGATACTCTGAAACCAATAGCAAATCATCAGCACAGACAGAATCCCAATATTTAGAAGCATAGATATTGAATGCAAATTCATATGGAAGATCTATCATGGCTCCAGTGTATCCATTTTCACGAGCAACAGCTTCTGTTATTCCGAAGTTCGTTGCACCGCCTGAATCATTTTGATCATCGGCAAATCCACCCTCTGCTTTGATAATTTCATCAATGATTTTCTTTTTTAGATCAGACATAAAAAGTTCCAGCGACAAGAATTCCAGACAAAAGACCACGATAATATTCTTGCTGTTCCCAGGTTGAAGGTGCTAACCAGCGCCAATTTGTGGCACGTGCAATCCAAGGGGCACCAATCACCGGTAAAGGCATCAATGCTGCCACAAAATACCATCGCCAATCGATAAAATAACCAGCAGCCAGCAAAGGTAACCCCCAAATCCAACCGCGCAGCAAGAGAGCTAAAGCAGGACTTGTTGCGAATGGGCCAAACTGCCATGATTGAAGATTTGAATAATCCATGTCACGCCGGTCAAGGAACGCCCCAAGAGGCTCACCCCAACCGACCGAGCAACCAATCCACCACAGCCCTGCTACAACAAGGCTTTGCCATCCGAACTGCCCTGAGCAGAAAGCAATTGCGAGGCCATACATGATTTGCTCGGCTGCTCGGTCGATTAGATCAAACTTATCGCCTCTGGCACGATCAAACATCGCGCAAGCGATTACCAGAAAAGCTATTAAGAACCAACTCATGACTGACCATCAACCATGATTGCTTTCAAGCCTGCTTCATCAGCAGTATCTATTTCAGCTGATTTGTTGGGCTTTAATTTCTTAGCTGCAACCTTAGCCCTTTCCAAGTCCACCTCAATATCGCCACTCGGAGTGATGCTCCACCCACAACGCAAAGCACGATCTTTCGGCAGCTTGGTCTTTTTTACTTTGGTTATCTGCAAGCCTGAACCAAACAACGGAGTCAGGTGATTGGCGATGTACTCCTCTTCAGGAACATCAGGATGCCTTTCAGCCAAGTGCAAATTACCATTAACCTCGAATGCTAAAATATCCATTATCTGTCTCCATACACAGTTAGTGAGCCTTTTGAATCTGTTATCCCTGGACCAGCACCTTGCCAAGTGAGGACTCTTATAGATCCTGTTGCCCTGCCTCCAGGGTATAAAGATGCTCCTGCGGGAGCAACAACATTCGATTCAGATGCTACTGAGTAGCCATAAGTAGCTGCTGACATGGCGTTGGAAAAAGTGATTGTGTAGTCACCTGTACCATTGTCAATGATGCCGGAAACATTGTATGACTCCTCAAGAGAGACAACGCCAATCCCGTTGAAAGCAGCAAAGGCTTTAGCTGCTGAAGGATGATATTGTTGGACTGATGGCGTTACCGCTTTCCCTGCCTCTGCCAGACCTTCTTGATCAGCTTGAGTTGCGAACTCAACTTGAACCATTGATATCTCAAATCGATCACTTGCTAAGTTGTAAGTAAATTGGTTGTACTCACCAGCATTGATATCTCCAGCAACCAAGGCTGACCCATCAGAGCGGGTTATGCTTTTCACTCCAAGGCCATTGATATTGACAGTTGAGGGGCCTGTATTTGAATTCCCAGCCTTAAAGGTAACTGTCATCCCATCTTTATAACTATCAACACTTTGCAGATTTGTACTCAAGGCGAGAACATATGCATTTGCCGATCCTGAATCTTGATAAGTAGCACCGGCATTTGCTAGGAAAGCTGAATCTGATAACTTCCAAGTACCGGTTACATCACCAACAGGATTAGTCCCGGTATCAGAAGCAACATTCAAAGTGTAAATCAGAAAGTCACTACCAATGGATTTTGCCCCTTGATGATATTCTTGATTCACATTCCACTCAGCAATCCCCATTTGATGCAGATATGCTAGGGTTTGTCCAAGAGTAAAAAAAGCTGCGTTGAAATCTTGCTTTGTTGGGAAATCGCTTGTTCCTACAATCCCCCAGCCGCGCAAAAAGTCAGTTGTAAAATTGTCATCAAGGGTATCTGAATCAGTCACATCTCCAAATACTGTTCTCTCTCCTGCTAATGCGTTTATAGCAAAAGCAAGATAATTAGCGTCCAATCTGGCTATCTTTGCCATACAAAAAACCTCCTAAATTATAATCTTGTTGGCAAAAACACCCTGATTGAATGTCTTTGCATTAAGGTTATCTCCGAATCCGAATGTCTCTACTGTAGAATAGCTTATAAATGATTTATATCCAACCCCTTGAGGAGATGGAAGAAGATTCAGATTCTTTATCAGGGTTAGGTCGTCAATGCTCACTGATTCATCTATATAAAGAGTCAATGTCATATCATAATTATCTATCACATATGCGGCACCATTGAATGCAGAATTTATTACATCCTGGAGGCTTATTCTTTCATCTGCAACCATATATGGAGATGTGATGTTTTTAGATATTTTTGCCCTGATCAGTTTCCTCATTTGAACATCACTTAATTCAGTGTCTGTATATCCTGAATCAGTGAATTTGTCGAACATGGTTCCAGCATCAAAGCTGAGGCTGTTTGCATTGTCTGAAAAACCGAAATACTTCTTGATTGTGCTGAATGGAACGATTCTCGGAATCCCGACTATCTTTCCAATGATATCAAGTTGATCTCCGATTGCCTGATCAAGATCGAATGCATCAAAGAAATTGCTATAAAATTCGTAAATCTTTGCATACTCAGAAGCCTTCAGCGTTACCTCTGCAACAGCTTTTGAACTGTCTGAATATTGGATTATCAACAATCCAAGATATTCATCTATGAATTCCTGAATGGTTGGCATTAGAAAATCTCCGTTATATCAATATTTGCAACATCAACAGTGAATTTCTCATCAAAATCAGGAGTGAGTGTTTCATCTGTATAGGTTATGTCATCATCTGAAATCATGATACTTGTTGCAGTGAAGTTTGTTCCAGCTGAATAGATGATCGAATATAGTTCAGTTGCAACAATCGTTTCTCTTATCCGATAGATTTGATCTGCCAAGGTCTGCTTTATTAGAGTGATATCAATAGGAACAGCAGGATCTTTTCTCTTCACATCAAATTGAATGTATAGATCTTTATCAGCAGGCCGACCATAGTTCATGACATGAGTAATTATATATGATGATCCATCTGGCCGAATGAGAGTTTCAAGAAAAACTCCTGATGTTGCTCCTCTCATCGGAGTTCCTGATGTTTTCTGCTTTGCCATTGTTTCAACTATATCAGCAGAATCGCCACCATCGATAACAACCCAAATTGCATGAGCTGGCATCCCTACAGATGGAACATATTGACCAGTATTGTTATCTCTCAATTGATCAGGAGTGTCTGTATCGTTTTCATATACCTGGAGATCTAAAACGCCTTCAAGATTTGCAAGCTTTGCAAACAGACTCCCAACGGTGCTATATGATGGATTCTCAAGAGATTGATTCCTTCTGATCCTTGCTTCCTCGTCAGTCTCCTCATTCAGACCTGGAACAGCAGCAAGGGCATTCGTGACAGAAATAACTCCAAGAACAATTGTCACAGGCTCAGTTATGGTTCCTGGATCAGCCTCAAATGCTCCGAAGAACTCTCCAAACATGGAAACACTATTTGCCCCAACTACAAGAGCGCTCTCCTCTGTCGTTACCCAATTCTGACCAAGATAATCCTTTATTGTATATCCTTCAGGAAGAGTAACGAGCTGATCTGTGGTGATGGTCATTTCAACGCTTGATCGTGTCGCTGGATTCCTGGTTACTCCAGAAATCTTGAAGATCTTATTCTGGACCTCTCCAACACTGAAATCAGGATCGAATTGAGCATAGAGATTTGCTGCAAAAAGCTGGAGGTCAGCAAGAAGCTTTGCCTCAAGCCCTACTCTTTGACCGTCTGGAGTGTCTTGACCGAGATTGATATCATCGCCATAAATGGCCCTGTATCCATCGCTAAGCTCTTCAAGTATCTCTGAGAGAGTCTGGATCTCTACACCATCTCTTGTGAGTTCAGGCTTCATAATATATCAAGCTCCTGATTGAATTCGTTATCGTAAATATCAACATATTTAAGCTGAATTTTAGCATCCCTGTTAGTTACGCTCAAAATAACAACTTCAATAATGTTTTTAACGCCTATTGTTTCTGCTGCAACTCTGCTGATCTCATTGATGATTATCTCTCTGTTGCTCTTGCTTCCGAGAATCGTCAACCAATCGATATTGGCATCAGTATCAAGAAACCAATCGAACTTGAAGGAGCGCAACCGTGTGACCACGTTTTGAGCTATCTCATCGCTTCCGGTAAGATATTGAGCTTTGCTTTTCCCGAAAGTCCAATCAAAATTGCTATCTAATTTTCTAACTGACACATTGCCTCCGCTACACAATGGAAGTGATTATACCCTTTGTGACAGTAATTGTCTTTCCATCATTGCTTGTGAATGTTCCAGAAACTCCCTGCTGCCCAGATGCCTTGAAATCTTGAGCTGACATTTCTCCGCTAGATTGGATATCTGATTGAAATGTTGCAGGGTTGCCACCGCCGCCGGTTTGCTGAAATACTCCAACAAGTGATATATTTCCAGTTTGGTTATGGTTTCCTGTCTGGATCTTGTTTCCGGTTTGAGTATAATTTCCTTCATGAATATGATTCCCCTGGAAGAAAGCATCTCCAATCATTGTTATAACGCTTGGAATCGTCAATGCAGACCCTGAAGGATTGACTCCAATAATAGCAAAAGCATCTGAATAATCATGCATTCTATATTCAAGCGGTTTTTCAAAGTCCTGGCCGTTATACCATCCATCAAAACAGCGCTCTGATATCAACAGAAGGCAATAATCACCTGCCTTTGTTGGCATATGAAGATAACTATCACCGCCTTGCAGGTTGATGCATGGAACATCAGGAAATTCAGGAAGATCAATTTTCTCTCCATCGACTACCCTTGACATGACAGGTTTGCAGTTGATTGTTTTCTCTTTTACCTGAGTGACCTTAGCAATAGCGATTGTATGCATGTTTGCCAGTGCATCATTTATCAATCCAACTGAAACATCTTTAAAGTCTTCAAGTCTCATAGCACCACAGGATTCTGAACAAGCAGGCAATTGCAATCCTGCGTCCATTCGCTACCGTAATTATCACCGGTATATTTTATGGTTTCAACTCTGTAAATATCATTCAAGTGAGTTGCCGTTTCGCTTCTTAAATCAACCCTTCCACCTATCTTCACAGATGGATTAAGCATGGTGGTGAAAGTGACTATTTTATTCGCTCTCTGAGGCTGATTAATAAGCCCTGTCTCTGAAGAAATTACCGGAATGAATGAACCAATCACATCATTATTTTTGATGATGTAAAGCTTCTCTGAGTCGATAAAATAGGTTTCATCATCATTCAGCTGTTCCTCAATTAACTTGATCGAGTTGCCAACTAAAACCTTTGGCCTGACAAGATTATTTTGCTGAGATATCTTGCCTTCTGTCGTTCTCTGAAAATCTTGAATGATTTGCTTTACTGCCTGATCCTTTCCGATCACTGATTTTGATGTAAAACTATTGTAAAGATCGAAACCACCATCAAGACATTCAATGGTTGTTATGAACTCTGGCCCTTTTCTCTCGCTGTATCCAGTGAGAACCGTTCCTGTAAAAATATTTTCCAGCTTGTCTCCATATCCGATATCAAGCTTTATTGGAATTTCAATGGAGCTGTCTTCAGTATCCTTTGCAAGATCCTTCCTGCTACCATCAGACAGATTGAAAATTTTAACTGTGAGTTTATTCAGACTTCCCCTGATCGACTTATCACATTCAAACGCAACCCTTAGAGGAGGCAGAAACTCAAGCTCTTGGCCCCTTATGCCAACCCTCAAGCGATATTTTCGATCATATCTCAACTGGATAGCCACGCCGCTCCTCCATGTCTTCAGCTTCCAGGAGAACGAGCTTATATCTCACGTTCAAAAAATCGTCTTGCTGATAAGGATCAAAGCCAGTTCCGATCATATCTGTAACAACAAAATCGAATGGAAGGTTATTGCTCCTCATGTGGAGTGTTCCGAGGGAAAGCTTCAACCCATTCACAACAGTTCCCTTGTAACTGACATTCATAAACCAGCTTTGAACAACGCCAGAAAAAAGCATCTCGATAATTATTTCAGAATCGAAATATGGAATAGTGTGAAGCTGATTTGGTTCATCAGAGATATTTGCAATTTCTCTCACTAGAAAATGCCTCCTATTTTAGAAATCAGTGATTCAGTTACTTGCTTTCCGCTATTCACTCCCTTATCGATAAGATCACCGGCCTGACCTTGCAAGCCTGTACTCGGATTCTTCTTCAGCAATTTCACTTGGCTGAAAACCGTCTCGGCAAAAGTGAGTTGCTTTGCCCTGATTGAATATGTCAGATCTTTACGCTGTCCAAGAGATCTTGGAAGGCTGGTCGAAATTATAGCCATATTTTTATAAATTCCGAAACTTGTTTCAATGTCGATCAAAGCCTTTGCCTGCCTCAATTCATTTATTGCCACAAAGAACTGATCACTTGCAGGCTTGCTCTGATTTGGCTGGAAGATGCTGAACACCTGTTCACCGGCAGCAATAAGGCCATCGACACGCTTTGCAATATCGTAAACAGTAGTTACAGCAGCATTTATTCTCGAAATTTGATTCTGTGTTCTAGGAGGAATTAAAATTGATATAGCTCCAAGGTTTTGATTTGCCCTGGCAATGATATCAACCACAGGAACAGGCTTCAGATCGATATCACCGATCACACCTGTAATGCTGATGATCACAGGCTTATTTATCATATGATCGCTTGCAACAGAACCATTCTCAAGGGGAGAATCAGGAACTTCAGATTCAAGGATAATGCTCTCTTCGATCCTCACTCCAGCAGTAAACCCACCGATATTGATTTTCTGATCATCCTGCTTATTCGCAAAGCCGTTTATCTTTTCTCTGGCAGTATTGATTGAATCTATGATTGTCATTAGCGCCCACCTAACCCAGTTTGCTGAGTTGCTGCCCGGTATTCATTCTGAAGAGCTTGATTGATCGATCTACCTGCAAGCTCTGGATCATTTGTCTCGACATTGATTCTCACATCCTGGCTTATACTTGTTTGATTTCCTCCTCCCCTGCTATGGGATGCCATAGGCTGAAGAGTTGTTGGAGATTGAGCTGAACCACCGAAACCGAAGAAGTCTGCAATCTGATTGAATCCCCTACCGACAAAGCCGAACAATTCAACAAACATATTCTTGATCATGGTTATTACGTTACGGAAACTCTGAACAAACCTCTTCAGGAATGGAGTGATATCCCACCCAAGGAATTCAAGGAAAAAATCCCTGATAACGGATTTGCCGCCACGAAAAGCAACGATCAAATCATCTACCACGGCAATCACAGCAACAATTCCTGCAATGATAAGCTGAAGAGGAGATAATATTGTGAGAACGGCAGCAACAATCAGACCGATTGCCACCTTCCAGCCGATTGTTACATCAATCACATCTGATATGAAAGAGCTTACCCTTATAATTGCATCGACAACGCCACCGGCAACGCTGATGATATTCTTGAATCCGTCCTTGATTAAGGTATCGCTTCCAGAAGTCAAATCAGTGAACCACTCGGCAAGCCTTTTCATCTCAGGAACAAGGGCAAGCGAGAACTGTTGCTGCAAGGCTTTCGATCCAAACCGAAGAACCGTCAAGCTATCGTTATAGTCAATGGCTCTTTGAGTTTCCTCTTTAGTCAGAACTCCGATATCAGAAGCCCGTTTTTTAAGCAACGCCATTTCTGAGGATGTTTTGTTGAGCAATTGGAGCAAGCTTTTATCAATGCCAAGAGCATCAGTAAATTTCCGCTGCTCCTGCAAGGATAATCCGAGCTGCTTGAATCTGGTTCTCAGATCTTCTATAACCTGGAGACTTGTCTTAACTTCTCCATTCGAATTCCTCATATTGATTCCAAGGCGGGAAAACTCTTCACTTCCGTTCTGAGCCGCTTCTCCAATTTTTGCAGATAGGTTTGAAACAGAGCTGTTCAGTGCATCTGTGCTGGAGGCTGAAACGCTTGCTGCGAATCCATATTGCTGCAACAGCTCTACGGAATCACCTGTTTCCTTGCTCAGCTGACCAACGGCATCAGCGCTCTTGAGAGAAGCGCTTGTAAGGGCAACAAGACCGGAAGCAGCAGCAGCAGTGCCGACAGCAAATCCACTCAACAGCTTCAAAGATGATTTAACACCACCTCTGAACCTGTCCAGCTTTCCGAGAGATCCCTTAAAGCTAAAAACTGTGACCAACTCGGTTACTACTGCCATTTTAAGCCTCGTCTATGTGATGTTGTTCGATATCATTTATGATCGATTCGAATTCAACTAGATCCAAGAATTCAGGAGTGTCAAGCTCCCTTAGTTCCATCAGACTTCCATAACCTTTCCTGCTGAGCTGAAAAATTGTCATGTCATATTCAGACACGTTTGAAAATCTGATGAAGTCTTGAGCAATTCTGCGTACCGGAATGGTTAACTGATACGCTTTCCTGTCAAAAAAGGGTACGCCACCACCTGAAGCGCCATTGTCATGAAGGTTAGATAATCCTCTGCAAACTTCTCCCAATGATCCTCAATTTTGGAAACCTGAACACCGTCAAAGGTGATTCTCTGACAAAGCTCTTTCTCGATCAATTGCCATGCATTGCCGCCGATCATTGCCGAACCTGCTTCCATCTTGTGCATGAATTCAAGGATGATCAATCTGGTTTTGTGATTGAATTTTAGGATATCGTATCTGTTGCCATTGATCTCCATGTAACCATCCTTGATCACTTCCTTGATCAGTTTGCTTCTTTCTTCTGTCAGCTCAATCATGATTGTTCCTCATGGTTATGAATTTTGGCACAGCCCATTATTGAGCTGTGCCGATTATCGATCAGGGTTGCCGTGAAGCTCTTCGAAATTCGATGCTGTATGTCATAGCATCACCACGCTCCTGATTATTCATTGTAACATCACCCTGATCAGTGAAGGTTCCGTTCTCCAAGAGGAAACTCTCAACTCCCTCTGCACCATCAGCAGAATAGTTATCCTTGATGGAACCCTGAAATATTACAGGAACCTCTTGAAAACGAGCATTGTTCAGGAATTTATCAGCTGCTGAAACCTTCTTGACCGAAACTGTCAGAACTGCAACATCTGCATCAACCCGCTTTGAAGTAGTGACGCTGTTTCCATCACCGTTTGCACGAGCAGTGACAGGATTCGGAAAAGTGAGAGACATATAATCGCCCTCAATCAGATCCAAGATCGCTTCACCATTCAGAATCAGTGTCGATGATGCAGTGAGAAAATTAATTACCTTTGCCATGAGTCACCCCTTTATCAGATGTTGAAATTGATGATGATGTTTGCCGAATGAATAGCGCCTGCATTCTTGACAGCACATTGCAGAACAGGTGACTTCCGATCCTGCCGATCTGCTTGAGACTGCTCAGATAGTGGCTGATTCAACCAATAAAAGCCTTCTCGTTCAATGGCTTCATTGAACGTGTCGAGATCACCAAAGTAATCAGGGCTTGTCCATGTTCCAGGAGCAAACACACCAGATGTGACAAATCCCTGAGTTGTTTTCTCGCCGGTATCGATCATCTGATTGACACCTCTGATAGTCTGAGGAATCTTCGTGCCGGTCTGCTTCAGAAGGTTGAACATATCTGTTTGAACTGCATCGATAAAGGCAATCAGGTTATACCTGTTATCGGTGAAGTCATTTGCCCCACTGGTGAGCATCACAGTGACATTCTTGATCGTGGTATAGATATCAAGTCCAACAGTCTTTGCGCTGTTGATCTCAGTCTGAGTGTAATCCTCAGCTGCAACACCTTTGATCTCCTTCAGGTGCATAGTCAGAGCAGTATTTTCACCGGCAAAGTTGACAACATGCATTCTCGACATATAACCGGCAGCAAGACGGCGATTGTTCAAGGCACTGAAGAGCATCCGATAATTTGTGAGACCTGAAAGCTTGATATCCCAAACGACATTGGCAGGATCAACAGCAAGATTCGTGGAGCTGTTGAAAACATCGTAAAGAAGAACGCTTGTTGCTTGCGCCCAGGTTGCGAGATCCTTGCTTTCAATATCGGTCGGATTGTCAATGAACATTCCACCCTTGAAATTTTTCTCTGCATGAACTGCCGTGATGCCTGCAAGCTTGGTCTCGGCAGATAGAACAGCTGCATCAGCTCCCTGCACCGTTACAGCACCCGTTCCATCTGCCAAGCCAAGCAACTCACCGACAAATGTTCCACCAGCACCGGCAACAGGATAATCAATCAGTGAGAGAACACCAGTTGTATCACTGGTAATGACAATCTTCTGATCGACCTCTGAAGCCGTTCCTCCAGCAAGAGCAGCATTCAGAACATCAACGATATCTGCAAAGGTTGTCGAACTCTGGAAATCAAGGCCGGAAATGTTTTCAGTTGCTCCATCGATATCGATATCAAAAGAACCATCACTGATGAGCTGAAGCTGTCCGATCACTGTTGACTCAGAAAGCTGAATACCGGTAAGGGTTGCAGCGCTTGCAGCAACATTTTCATCTGCCGCTCTCCAGAAACCAATTACCAATTCACCTTCAGCTCCTACAGGATTCGGTTGCTGTGCAAAAAAGACAGATGCAAAAGCATATGCCTGAGAATCTGTGCCGAAGTCTGCTGCAACGCTGGCAAGATCGACATATGATTGAAAGCGATTTTCTGAAGAGAGAACACTCCCCTGCTCACTGGTCATGATGCAGCAGATGTTCATGTTGTCCCGCTGAGCCAATTGGCCTTCAGGAATGAGCTGAACCGTGATTACATTATTTATGCTTGCCATAACCTCTCCTTATTTGTCGTTTAGAAACTCTAACTGAGCTTCATCTATTCTGAGTGTATCAACAATTACCTGTTCTTCATATCCGACTTTTAATTCAGCTTGAACTCTGTTGTTCTGCTGAGATCCTTCAACCGTTCTCAGGTCTGTCAGGTTTGATACATAATTGATCGTCAACCCTATATCCCTGCACAGCTCAAAGTTTGCCTGTGATGCCTGGAGAACAATGAAACTATATGCATTTTGACTTGCCGTATCACCATAGAAATCAATAGTGAATGTTCCCTCAAATCTTGCATTGTATGTTTCTTTTTCAGTGTCACCATCAAATGATTGCGCCCTGCCAACTGGAACGCCAAGAGCCAATGCATCAACAATGATGAAATCAGCTCCGAAATAGAATCTATCAAAATTCTCTCTTCCTATGATAACCGTTTCAGGAAGAACTCCGAGAAGTCCGGTTACATATTCAGAAACTTTTTGCTTTATATCCACTATTTGACCTCTTCGGCAACTGATTCATAATAACCGTAATCAGACCAATTACCAAGATCTATGATTTTATAATTCTTGCTTTTATATTCAATCAGATCATTGATATCAAACTGAGACTTGCTGTGAATCATCAAATACTCAAGACTCCAATCAATAATTTCGATCTGTAATTTTTCTTTTTCAGCAACCTGGACAACTGCCTTGATTGATGTATCGACAGTGCTTTCAACAGGTCTATGATAGACAACTGTTTGAGTGACCTTTTTCAAGATCACAGTTTGTTCAAATCTTGTCAGAACTCCTGACATGTTTGGAAGTGGCATTATCTGACCTCACTTGTAATTGAACTTCTGAGAATGCCTTTATCGATCAGGATCTGACTTGATCCCTTTCTTTCGATGGTCACAGGAGACAATGCAGCCCACTGACCATAGCCACCCGTTACAAATGCTTCTTTTGAAATGTTTTCCGCTTCGATGCCGACAGTCTTTAATGCCCTATCAGCATCCTTCCCTTGCTCTGCAACCAATTTAAATTGAGATCTGAGGGTATTGGCTAGATCAGCTTTTTTTATGATGAATGGAGTTCTCAGGAATGAGCGCTGAGGTATTTTGCCTGCTCCATATTCGTTCCAGGCTCCAACCTCAACAACTGTATTTCCATTCCCGTATACTCTCCCTGTTGCTTTACCCTGGACAAGACCGACTGCAACACTACCCTTCTTTGCTTTCTTCAGGTTCTCATAGTATGCATCGATCTTCTTCAGGCTCATACAGGCAAGGCTCCTCTTCTGTTTTTGATCAGCATCAAGAACTTTTGCCCGTAAATTGTAGTATTAAAAAATTGAGAGTTTGCGCTGTCTCCTGCACCTCCTGAAAAGGTCACTGAAACATTGCCTACAGATTGGCTTGATATGTCTTTTTGAGATCCGTTTGAGGTTTGACTATCCTGCTCGATCACAAACAGGTGAGCAATCAGGTTCAGAATTGCCTCATCTGTGCATGCATTGTTGCCATACTCAAAACAATAATAGCAGGGCCATGATGCCTCAAGGCTAGGCCACAGAAGATCAACAGCAGCATCATCGAACTGAGGAAACCTAGCCTTGAAGTCATCAATAATGGCCATTTACTTAATCATCCCGATATTTTTTCCGTGATTTACACGCATGCTGATATTCCGGTTCCCCATCTCAGCCTTTGTGAGAATGATTTTTTCTCCAGGCTCAAAGGTTCTTCCAGCAATGCCGAACTTGCCCTTGCATGCATTTTCACCAACACAGACAGTATCCTGCTCAGGAGCTGGCTCTTTTTCATCGGCAATCTTCTTTGCAAGGGTTTCATCTTTAAAGCCTGCGATATTGCCTTTAATTTTAAGTTCAGCAGCTTCTTTTTCCATTGCCAAACGTGCTTCTGTTTTCTCTTCCATGATCTTCCTCCAGGGAAAGCAGGGGCCATATTTCAGACCCCTGCGAGGTTTACCAATTACAGACCGGTCAAGATTCGTCCTGATGTATCTTCCAAGAAGTCAACACCGGCAACCCGATATTTTGAATCAACTTGGAAATCGAACGATCCGGTCTTGATGATCTCACCAACAGTCAAAGCCAATGGCAAGCGGAAAATCATCGACTCTTCATTGTTGCTGTATGCAACCGTTACAGAGTTGCCGCCAACATCCTCAGCTCTCTCAGTTCCACGGAATTCAACTCCAGGGAAATTATCCTGAAGACCCTTCAGCACAGAACTTGAACCGCTTGCAGTGTTCAGAATGGTGACATTCAAAACATTCAAAACCGAAACAGGCATATCAACTCGATTCGCCTTATATTCAACGGTATTTGCAACACCATTCCACTGATCAGTGAGCAGACCTGCAATCTCATCATACATCTGCTGAGGAGTCAGTGTGCCGATTGCGCCAGAAGCTGCACCGGAAGTGAATCCGGTATAGTTCAGCAGTCCAAGGTTCCCACCAACGCCAGTGTAACCAGCCTGATCAAGCTCACGCATGTAAATTTTATTGTGAGCCTGGATATAGTCAGTCACAAGGTTTCGATTTTCCAACTCAGCTTGCTTGATCTGAGTATCAGTCCACTTGGAATGAGCCTCACGCTCAATAACCTTGATAGCCGACTGATCACCCTTCAGGCTGATCTTGCCCTTGTTATCAGCTGCATCACCGGCATTCGCAAAACCTCCAAGGTCTTCAATGCGGCGTGATTGGATTCGCTGAACGTATCCACCTGAGTTATCGATAGTAATTCCAGAATTCATGAACACCAATTCGGGATATTTTTTCTCGAAAACTTTCGGATCAACATGAGTAAGGCTGCGTGCCAAGATCACACCAGCATCGCTGTCCTTAAACATCGCCAGTGTGCTTTGCGCCTCAAGTTTTTTGAGGCTGTCCAGGTTGTAAATTTGTCCTAACTTCATTATTGCCTCCTGTTAAATGAGTCGCACGAGCCAAACATCAGTTTGGATCTCTTCGATGAATTCTGCATTCGAAGGCTCTGTATTAGCGTCATCGGTAGTGGTAGCCTTACCAGCATCAGCAGTTGCCTGATTGTTGACAAAGACAGCGCCGAAAGCAGCAGGAGTGTCACCAGTTACAACATCGACCGACACAAGACCAGAACGGATAATATCAACCTTATCGAACAGGTCAGCATCAACGGTGCTACCGTCTTCAATCGGATTGGTTGCATTCCGAAGAACAACACCAGCGACAACAGGAGTAACAGAAGCATCCATGTTATCAATCGAGCCTGCATCAAGCTTTGCGAAACGGCCAATAACAAGCCCATCCTCAAAGGTAGATTGCGAAAGAACAGTGTTGTTGTTGCCGAAAAGCTCACCACCGCCTACCTGTTTCGGATCAGATAGAAATCCAGTACCAAAAGCCATTAGTTGACCTCCTTATCTTTGGCTTCATCCCACTTGTTAGCTTTATCGCCAAACTCGCGGTAATCAGCAGTTTTTTTCAATACTGCAAAGGCAGTCTCAAGGGCTTCATCCTTGAAACCATGATCATCACCGATATGGGCCGCAACAGCAGCATCCATTATTTCACATGGAGTCTTACCGGCAAACTCGAAATCATCAGAAACAAAGAACTTTGCTTTTTCCACAATGCCGGAATAATCGCGCATGCGCTCTTGAGTCAAGGTCTTTGCAGCAGCAGTAACGGCATCCTTGAAAGCCTGAGAATCTGTCATCTTCTCCTTGCCTTCGAACTCTGCAAGCTGAGATTCTAGGTTGCCAATCTTTTCATCTTTTGCTTCCATTTCTTTCTCTGCCGCCTTGCTCTTTTCCTCCATATCGCTCATCTTCTCTTCATGCTCAGCGATAACCTTGTCTTTGTCCTGATCCTCTTCTGAGATATCACCGACTTTCGCAAGTTGCATGATCTCCTTGAGCATCGGGGCAATTTCATTGAGCTTATCAACAGGAAGCTTTTTGATGGCTTCTGGAAGCTGAGCAACGATCTCGACCACCGCCTCCATGTTGACACTCTCACCCTCAGCATCTTTAAAGATACCCTTGAGCTTGTCTTTCATACTTTCTCCTTTTCTGTTGTCCAGGAATTTGCAGCTGTCACCACATCGACCGGCTGCTACAATTGCCAAATGGTGCGGGATAATATTCTTTTGCTCAAAATCGTATGTGTTGTGCTTAACTATATCCGATAAATAGCCTAAAGATAACTCTTTTTTGTCTCCTTTAAGCTTTCCAGTGTTTATATCTGTATCGTGGACAAGATTGACAGTTGACGCTAGAGATTTATTTTCTGCATCCTCAAGAGATGTTGTCAGGATTTTCCCGAGAATTAAACTCTCTGGAATGTCATCAATGAAATCAATATGCTCATCAGTGATAGGCAATCCGTCCATTGCAGACTTTATCGCAGATATCGTATCTGCTGATCTGTAAACAGTATAAGTCTTTCCAGGATCAAGATCTTCGCTGATCTCTGCTCCTAGATATTCCTGGATACCATCACGGCAAGAAACAAGTTTTTTTGTTTTCGCATCAAATGAGAATAATGATTTATCTGAAAACCCGATTTTATTCATTATCAAGGCTCCGGTTCGTCTTTGTTTGTATGTTCGTACCAATCGAAAGCAAAATTTGCGATAGTTGCGGCTAAGTCTTGCTCTGTCACACGGATCAGATACGCCGTGTTCCTCTCAAGAAGAATTTCTTCACTATCCCGCGCTTCACTCCCAGGTAAGTTTTTACCGCTTCCTATATATGACTCTTGCAATAAGTCACCCTCATTGCCTGACTGAATCGTCGGATCTTCATACACTAGCGTTGTGTTGTTGTCCGTATAATTTCTGTTTCTGTTTCTGGTGTTACCAATGTCCCCTGGTGCGTCAACAATAGGAGCTTCAAACCACTGAATAATTGCTTCGCTAGTTATTACTCCAACCCCAACCGTCATATGAGCCCAACGATCTGTGTCAGGAGTCACGATAAGATGATCTTTGACGCCATTCTTACCAATCGCGTGATAACCTCGATAAGTATAATGGCTTCCTGAATGAATTTCAGCATGGCTATAGTCTATCGTCTTAAGGCTGTTTGTTGTTCTCTCTGTTTGCCCAACGCTAACTTCTGTTACTTTCTGAATCGTAATATTGCTTACGCATATAGGATCTGATGTGTGAAACTCAATCTGAATCGCGTTAAAAAGTTCCTGCTTGCTAAAGATGTAATTGCGACTGGTTAGAAGTGTGCCGTCTGTGCTTTCATCTTTTACGATCCTCTCAACACCGCCGCTACCTAAAGCAACAATTCTTACATTCTTGAATCCTTCTCCAAGATGTCCAGCGCACCCTAAGCCGACCTGTGTTGCGAAAATAGTTCTATTGAAGTGGATTCTTAGAATTTTTGGATTGTCAGCTGATGTATTCCTTAAAGCGGTATGTAAATTATTGAATGGTATGCATGCCAATTCACCGCCAGCTCCATCGGCATCAATCCAATTTGTGGCTATGCTTTCTTCTGGCCATATATCCTTACAATAAACACTGTCACCATCGGTAGGTAACGGATTTTGAACGCTTACGGGCTTTGAAGACTCAGGATCACCAGAAACGATATTTAGAATGGTTTTTGTGTTACCAAATTGATCATATATCCTGACAACTTCATCATCAGTGTTAATTGATTTCGGGCTGAGAATAGGCTGATTTTTGTATAATTCGTTTTCGCTTATGAAAATATCAGACATGCTTAAACCTCACCTGTCTCAATTATGTTTTTAGATGTGCAACGGCAGTTGAAATCTGTTCCAGGATAAAGAGTCTTGCCATCGCACGAGCTGAAAAGTCCAGTATCAAGATCATAAACTTTGCCATCTCTGACCTTGTGACACTGCCTCGCACGCTCATCTCTTGCAGTAACCCACACAGCTTGAGTGATTCCAAGGTTCTGCGCTCTGAGTTTTGTTGCAAGCCCGTTATAGGATGCAATCTGAGTTCGTGCTGTAAGTTCAGCAGCGTTCTTCCTCTTCGACTTCACAAGATCGAATTCACCGATCACACCATCAAGATCAAGGCCCATTGTCATAGCTCTGAGGCTGTTGGCCTGGAACTGCTCAAGGGTTTCATCTCTGAGCTTCTTGATCCATACCTGAGTTTCAGCTGTCAGAGCATTGAATTCTGGAGTTAGTGCTTCTTTCGCTATCAGAGCTTTTGAGTCGATGCCAAGCGCTGAGACTGCTGACTCATAGGTTGATTTTTGGTTTGCCTTGTTAACCTTATTGAGAAAATCTTTCACGATCTTATCAAGTCGATCATCATTGAATCGATTGAGGATGCTTCTCTGTGCCTTCTTCGACAGTCCAAGAAAGACATTTGCATAATTCCCTGTCTTTGCATCAGAGAACTTTTCAACATCTCCCTTTCCAAGCTGCTTGAAGGTCTGATTCTCAAAAGTATCTGCCATTGCTGCAATCATCTCTTTTGCCATTGCTGCAAATTGGCGTTCAAGCCCTTTCGGATATGGAGCCGACTTAACTTCCTTCTTTGCCATCATCTCCCCTACTGTCAAGCAGCATCTTCAGGCCAGCCCTGATAGCCTCTGGATTACCATCATTATCTTCAATCATCTGCATTGCCAGTGAAACATAATCACTATCAGCAAACAGAGACTCAAAATCATCTGGTTCAATAACTCCTTTGCTCTCAAGATACTTGTTTGCATCTTCACCAATACCGGCCAAAGCAACAGCATTCTTGATTGCATTGTCATCATATGAAAGCTTCTCTTGTTCAGATGTTCCATTGTTGTTACGGTAATTGACTGAGCCACGCCCTAGCCTATCCATTAGTTCATTGGTCGGAGTCTCGATATAAGTGCTGTAGAAATCGGATATCATCTCCCAAAAGATCAATCTTTCATTGTCTCCTGTCGAGTTCAACCCTTTTACGTTCTCACCGATCAACCACGGCAACGGAATTCCTGTGACCATAGCCAATCGCCTGAGAGATGCAGTGTCAATTTCTGCAAGGTGGTTCAGCGTCATTGACAAAGTATCCACTGAATCCTCATCATCCATCAGGGTTGCTGTGGAGATCCCTGCAAGGTTTTCCAGGTGCGTGAAATAAGTAACAAGGTCTTTCTCCTTGCCCTGAGCAAGAGTCTCCTTGAAACCCTTGACCTTGTAAACAACCCTTGAACCCTTATCGACCATGAAAGCACCTGATCGAGTTACCATGCCATCATTAATCAATTGATCCCTGATCAGCTCAAACTCACTGATCCCTCCATAGAAGTATGAAGGAAGATCCAACTCACGAGGCTTCACATAGGTATAATCGATCACCCTTGTCCAGTGAAAGTTATGGCCTCTGACATTATACATGACAGGCTTGTAATATCGTTTGCTTGCTAAATCTCTATCATATTGAGAGATTGAAACCATATCGCCTGAGAACACATTGAAATGAACTCTGTTTGGATCAACCGGATTCTTTGCAGGAGTAGACAGATCAGCTCCACGCTCATTGATCAAGATTATGCATCGACCGAATCCGAGCATGAACCTTGTTGCTTCCTTGACGTTTGCCCTCAACCTTTTGTCAAAGAATTCTTTATCAGCATTTGACTCAAAAACAGTAGCACCGTTAATCGCATAGCCTGACTTGACAGAGCAGATCTTGTTTCCAATTCCACTCTTGAGCATTGCATTCAGCTCACTGAAGTCAACTCTCTGGCTATCAATAATGTTGTTTGATAGTGGGTTTCTAAGATTGGTGATGTTGTTAACGAGGCTCTTTATTCCGTCTGCAAATTTACTCATCTGAACCCCTACGCTTTGACAACTATGAAATATTCTGATTTTCTTATTTCTTTAACACCGCATGTGCTGTTATATGTTCCTTCGAACAATATCCGCCTTTTGTTCAATGCAATGTTATCTGTGTAAATAATATCATCGCCACCTAAACAAACATCAACTGATGCAGATGGAGTTATAACGACAGCGCTCCTTGAGTTTACAATATTCCCAAGCCCATCAAGCAGGCTCCAGGTTAATGTTATTGGCACCGTCGAATTTCCATCCTCATCAAAAAACTCTGCATTAATTTTTTTCAGAGTCCTGTCAACTGCATCAGAAAGCATGGAAACCTCATTATGTCAGGGAGATTGTCCCGGCAGTAATCTTGTAAGTACCTTGCCCGGCGTAAACTTCGCTGGTAACAATCTGGCTACCGCGCCAAACGTTCGACACATCCCAAAACCCAACATACGCAACGGTCCCGGCTGGAACATCGAAAATAGGCTCATCACTGAGAGTCTTATCCCCTGCTGCTGCTGCAGACCAGTTTGCTACCTTACGGGCGTACGCTGGCGTTCCGCCAGTCACCTCATTTGCCCCGGTTGCCCCTGGGTCTGCGGTATGCAAAGAGAGTTGCGTTATAGTCGTTGCGTCAAGAAATACATTTTTTTCGGCATCAACAAGACCCATTTTTATTCTCCTGTAATCACAATGCGCGGTTGTTTTGCTGTTATTAGTATATCCGGTTGTTTTGCAGATATCACGATATTTATTTTTTCGACCTGAACTTCTGGATTTAGTCCGGCGAATTCGGTCAAGACTGATAGGGGTAAAGTGAACGTTCCGAGTGCTTGTTTTTCCCCACTTACGGAAACCGAAATCCCCTCGGTAAGCTCGAAAGTCCCTAAAGATTGCTTTTCACCGTCGAAAGAGATTGCCGCCGTCAAATCAACTTCAAAAGTTCCGGTTCTGTCGCTGGTTGGTTTCTCTCCCTCGAACGTCAGCACCACAGGAACAGACAGCGAGAAAGATCCTAGTCCCTGCTTTTCGCCGTCATTCGACAGCGATATGGTCTCTTCAAGTGCGAAACCCCCTAGCGCTTGCTTTTTACCAGAAACGGTAATGGATAACGTTTCTGAGGTATCGAAAGATCCTTCTCCTTGCTTTTGCCCTGCTGCGGAAATTGTTAACGTCTCAGACAGACTAAAAAGGCCTTTCCCCCCTTTTTCACCGATAAAATTTTGACCTAATGTTTCGGAAAGTAAAAAAGTTCCTGTTCTGTCGTCGCCACCGCCAGCAGTCGCAACCGCAGGCGGCAAGCCAGCAGTCAGGTGGAAGATATTATCCCCTGTGTCTGCTGTACCATCCCGCGCTACAGTCAGACCAGCGGAGATATTGACTACGTTATCAGCCATCGATTACTCCGACAGAGTTATGGAAATATCACGCATTGTTGCCGAAGCTGCCAGGTTAAAATCCCCGCTCGATGAATCTGTATAACCATAATCTGTGTCTATACCACTAAAAACATTTGTTGATGCTCCAAGCATCTCAACGTCAAACCACGCAGACCCATCAAAATTTGATCCGCCGTTTTGTTGGAAATAGCAAAACGCAAGCATTATCATGTTTATTGATGCTTTAACGGCGTACTCACCTGCACCAGACCCGGTAAAGCGTGTTCCGATGAATACTTGCCCACGAACATCATAGTTTTGCTCTATCTGGGGTGAGCCGTTATTATGTATAACGCCATTAATAAACCGAGAATTGGCCGGACAATTATAAATTCCGTAGGACGTATTGTTATAAATTAAAAACCCAACTACAACCCCAGAGCTAAATGTATCCGCACGAAATCCGTACTGATTGGAATGCAAAACAAGCCCAACAACCGTAGATGTCCCGCTTAGTGAAAGACCACCTGTTGCATTATTATAACCTAAATAGTTGATAAGCAGAGAATAAGACAAGGAAGAAAGGCCAGCTCCATACCCACCAGCGCCAGACCCCTCCGTATTAACCATGCACCAATGATAAGAGTTGCTTGCCGTTGTAATATTATCACCTGTTGCGTCTACGGCCTTAATGTTCTCAGCATGCCAATAATCACAATCGTCTATAACAATGCAGTTGGTTGCGGTATTTTCGCCATCGAACACAACTTTAGTTCCGTCACGCGATCCGTCTGCTGCATAACCAATAAATTTATTAAATCCGTTTGTAGTATCCCCCTGTGTAGTATTGTCAAATGTAACCGGCAGCACAGAACTACCAAAACTTCCCCTCAACCTGATTTCATTCCCCCCAGATATGCAAAGATCAATCACAGTCTGCGGGTCTGTTGCTGCCTTTTCCCACGTATCATACGGACTTGTGTTGCTCCCAGCAGTGTCGGCATAATAAATTGCCATTACAGCACCTCATCCCTGTACTCACGGATCGTATCAACTACAACCCCGTCAACGACGATATCCTCACTGCGGACTAAGTGCTGGCAGTCCGGTAAACAGTCATAGTCGTCATGTAAATGACCGCATCTGCTGATCTGTGTCATGTTGCATCGTTCAACAACAGCACCCGCAGGCATATCGCAGTTGACAAGGTTGCAGCGCTTAAACGTCAGGCCGCTAACCGTTGTGATTTCGGTGTGCGGATACATCTGCGACAGGTTGCAAGATTCGATAACATCTCCTGGTTGCGGGTCAAAGTCGGCCAGCCCTGCGCGGCTGAAGTTTTTGTTTTTAATCAACATCTTCCGGCCTCCGCAGCGTGAAAGTATCTAACCGCAGCTCAATATCTCCACGGTCAATTTCGTTATCGAGAGATTTGAAAAATGGGCGCAGATAAATGTAAAGCCCACCAGCTGCAGAGATAAACATTGACTTACCATCAATCAACCAATCTATTTTCTTCTGGTCGCTGATCTTATCCCAGATAGGCTTAAAGCTGATAAGCTCTGGTATCATCGGCGCTAATGCTGCGATTATGTTTTCGCGTAAGGTCGCGTGCCCTGTGAACTCAACCATGTCTCACTCTCCAATGCCCCTTAAACAAAGGCGGTGGGAAATTACCTAGTTCTTCTTTATACGGAACAAACTCTAATTCTAGTCCAGTTTCAGGGAACCACAGGTAGCAATGTGGCATCTCGATAAACCAATATTTATGCTTCGTCTTTTCAAATACAAGTTTCGCTCCATCGCGGTTTAGCCGCCATGCAATACATCCCTGTATCCAGCAGTTTGAGAGCATATCCCTTAACATCCTTAAACAGAGTCAATCATATAAGTTTCGAATAGTCAACCACATGGACACCTAGTTGGTCTGATATCGCGTCTATTGTTGGGTCAACCTGATCATCATTTGTTCCATTCGGAAATTGCTCAAATTCGGAAAGGTAATCAGAAAGCCACGGAGCATCACGAGGCAAGAAGACATTTCCAGATTCTATCATAGGTAAAACATCTTCAGACCTAAGAATTTTATCTGTCGATCTTGGAATTCCTATGATTGGAACTCCACCTTCTCTCTTGAGAGTCTGAATCAGTCCAGTTCCTGAAACCTTATCCTCCACCTTGAACGCTGAAAGAGTTCCAAGCCCTGTAACCGCTTTGTGCTTATTCCAGAAGGCTCTTGCATTGACAAGCAATTCAGGAGATTCAATCTTTCCCCTGTATTGATCGATCAGATACAACTGATCATCGTATGAGATCCCCCAACACTGGAAAACGGTATAATCATGTTGCTGCTCTTTCTTCTGTGCCGTATCACCGTAGATGATCCTGGTTCTGATCTTTGGAAGCATGGTGTAATATTTCCACCATTCAGATTTGAACTTGTTGCCGCCAACAATGACAGGAGATTGTTGAAACAGAGCCTGCCAGTTTCCAGCAGGCATAATTTTTTTTCTCGACAGGAGGAATTCAAGAGACTTATGCTCAGGGAAAAGAGCCTCACCTTCTTTCCGGTTTTCTTCATCCTTTTCAGCTATCGCCTTGAACTCAAAAACCTTAACATTTGGATCTGACTTGATGAGCCTTCCTGCTGGATCGTCTTTGTGCCATCTGGTTGTTATGAAGAGCATTCCTGCAAGCTCATCGAATCGAGACATAAAATCATCTGTGAACCATGACCATGTATTATCTCTGACTGTCTGACTGTTCGCCTCTTCACGCCCCTTGATTGCATCATCGATAATGCCGATATCAAGAGTCTCACCTGTTATCGATCCTCTGACAGTTGTATTTCTGAAGCTTCCTCCACTTTCACAGAATTCAATCATCTCTCGATTCCGCTGATATCCCATAGAGGTTACAGTGTTCTTTCGATTGATGTTTGTTTCAGGAAAGATCTTGCCGTATTTCTCACGGCTGAGAGTTCTCTGTGTTGAAAGGTTTGCCCTGACTCCAAGCCGTTCAGAAAATGATGAATATATAAATCTAATTGAAGGATCATCGCCAGCCATCCAGGATATTCCATCTGTGACAGCTGCCGATTTCCCATGCTGAGGAGGAGTGCAAATCACATAGACCGGACGCTTTCCAGCCTTGTAATCATCATAGAACTGCTGAATGATCGAGCTGATCTCTTTTACAAACCAGCCTGTTTTTAGCTTGAAATCTGAGATGTATTGCCGATATGAATAAAAACTCTTCCGAGATTCCCTGATGCAATGTTCTTCGATTAGATCGATATCCTGTTGATTCATTTGTCAAAAGCGACTTTCAATCCTCTGACTTCCATCTGCTCCTTAATTTCATCATCAGAAAGCTCTCTTGTCGGAGACATGCTGCCATCAGAACTCTTGAAATCATATTCTTTTGCTGCATTCCATCCCTGCATCAGAGATAGTTGCTTGATTGCACCATCTGAATCATAAAGCTCAATCTTTGGGCCATCCTTCCCGCAACTCACAGACTTGATGCAGGCTGCAACCTCTGGCCTGATATCATCGCTGTTCTTGACAGTCCAAACTGTTTTCATGATTGGAGATCCATCTTCTTCTTTGCCAACCTCAGCAAATTTGAAATCACAGATATCAGTTATCTTGATTCTCGCATGCATCGACAACCGTTCAAGAGCTTCCTCCCTTGTCATGATTGATTTGTTTATGAGCTTTTTTTTCCCCTCCTCAATCGTATGGCCTATGTGTGGTTTATTTAATAATTTCTGAGCTTGGCATTTTATCGAATTATCATTCATTGCATCGCTTTTATACAGTGATGCTCGATAAGCTGCTGATGGCTCTAACCCTTCTATGATCTTTGCAGCAAAGCTTGCCTCTTTGACTGTTAGTTTTTTCATGCGATATCCAAATATGATTCTACGTCAACAACCATTAGCCCTGCATCATTCATATAATCTATCACATCTTCGACATCTCCCAAATGATCAAATATCTTTTTCAATCGAATCTACCAACTCTGACAAAAGCCTGCCGCTGCAAATTACACACAGCAGACCATCCCATTCGTTTATCTAACATTTCACCATCAACAGATATTTCATAACTATCTATCCTTCCAGATCTGTAGCAATTTATTTCATGCTCTACTTCACCGAAATCATAATCTATAATGATTATTTTTCTTCGCAATAATGGTGGAATGAATGGCATAATCACAGGTTCTGAATCTTCAATGCGTTTTAGATCTTTTGCCTTCCGCATTAATTCCATTTTCTTTGATGATTGCTTTATTCTCTTTCTATAGCCACGTGGCATTTTGCCTCACCACCTTTCATGGTCTGCATATTCTGATGTTATGTGGGCTGGTGGTTAGTCTGTTTCTGTTGGTGCTGCTCCCATTTTCGCTGGTGCCGGTCGCGAAGGCGCTTCCATTGCTCACGCTTCCAACCGGGGCCGCTAAAAGAATCTGCTACCTCCATCACTACATCTTTAGAAAAAGAGAACATCATAATTGCTATGTCCATCAGCGTTACTAGCGGCCACAACAGCCATGCAGACACTACCCAAACATAATAATTTCGCGTCATTTGCCGAAAGGCCCACATAACAAGCACTTCAAGCGGACGTGCAAACGGTTCTGCAAAATTGGTTAATTTCATTTGTCGCTCCATCGTCGGCAAATCGCCGCTTAAGAAATATCGTTAGGTTGCTGGGTGAAATTCGGCCTTAATCTCACGTTCAGGCTTTATAAAGAACTCTTCGCAGAATTTAAGAAGCGCATCCGAAAACTCTTTATCAACATAGCCATCAACCAACAGTTCGCGACGACCATCTTCACACTCAAAGTAGATTCGGCATCCACCATGCTCATACTGGTTTCGTTTTAAAATTCTTTCCATAGCTACCTCGCTCGAAAGGGCGGCAACCTAACAAAGCAAATCAACGCAGACGGAAGATACGTCTGTTTAAAATTGAAGAATGCGGTAATTTGCATAGCTATCGTCGCCGCTGGTTATTTGGGTACGTTATAATTCTTTTGGGGAAATTAAAATCTCCCATAGTACCCGCTCAACACCACCGTTACCTATCGGGTCTTTCTTATCCTTCAAGGCTACACTCGATTCAGCCCAACTTTTTTCGAGCAGGCAGCGTCTTAACTTTGCGCCAGCCTACCGCTCGGAGACTGGCTCCTGTTTCATCGGCCTGGGTGTAGGTTATTGCGCGCTTATAGCCCATAGCTTTAGCGCATCTCCATATCGCACCGTAAAGCATACTGTTGGCGTTCTTAACCCCTGTGGTACATGTTCTATTAACTTCCAAGGTTCGCCCGTCGTCAAAATGCCTTGCTACGGGTCGCCCAGCTGTTGCAACTCCACACAGCACTCCGTCTTGTTCCAGTCCAATACTAAACTTGTGTCCTGTCGGTGGCTTGTTGTGCCTGTGGTGCTCGGCAACAAACTCTTTCGCCACCTTCAAAGTTATCGGTACTATTTCCAACATTTAACCCCCTATGGCCGCTTCGCGCCCACCCAAAAATAATTATAACAAGGCGTTCGAGCGGATAAAATTTACTTCTGCGGTACTCGGTAAATGCGGTAATACACGCAAGCTCGCGTCGTTACCGCTCAACTTGGTGCGTTAGATTCTAAAATCATTAAGGAGGGGCAAAATGAACCAATCTATCGTTCAAGCAATCCGCGAAATGAAGCTCATATCGTTAACCTACAAAGGTATTAATCGTGTCGTTGAACCACACGCCTACGGCTTATCAGCAAAAGGCAACGAATTACTGCGGTGCTACCAAACTCAAGGCGGTCACACTTCACCAAAACCTCACGAATGGGATTTACTTACAGTCTCGAAAATAGAACATCTAAACGTGCTTTCAGACGGTTTCGCGTCCGCACGACCTGACTATAAAAAGAATGACAAACATATACCAACCATTTACGCTCAGCTTTAGCCTGACGGCCACAATCACACGGTCCAGGCTCCAATGCTGGGCCGTTGTTAACTGAGCAATCCGACCAATGTTTTACTGTATTCATAATTTCCGTCTCCGTTTGAATGAATCTAACCAGATAATCAACCGGACGGAAAACGCGTCTGCAATGTCCGATTAATGCGGTAATAAATTTATGCGTAGCGTCGCCGCCGGTTATCTTCACCCGTTAGGCGTCATAGCCGATCACGTATTTGTTATAGTCTGTCGAACCTGTGTCAACGTGTCGCAGGTTCCCGAAATTGTCAGTTTTAAACTTGCCAATCGGTAAAAACTTGCGGTCGAATTGGTTGTGCCACGCCCCAAATTCTGTCGGCTCACCATCGGCAAATTTAGTTGGCCCGCAAACACTGCAACAAAGTTTTCCTTTTCGTTCTTCAATGCCTGCCCAGTCAAAGTTTTCAGCCATCATTCTAAATCCCTGCATCGCGCAAGCAGTGTTTTCTACACACCCGCAAATTTCACACTGGAATAAACTCATATCTACCTCCAAAGGACGCCTAACAAGGCAAATCAACCGGAGCTAACTTGCTTCTGCGCTGGCCGTTAAAAATGCGTCTGTCTCCTGGTTGTCTTCCGGCCCGGTTATCATTAATCGTTAGCCGCCAGTTAAAGCATCCATCAGTGCATCTACCAGCCTAGCAGGGCCAGCAATTATCATTTCTTTACGCGGTTCACTTGCCCCGCCCTGATCTTCGGGTCCAGAACACAAAATCATTTCCTTGTTGGATGCAATGTCGGCTAACAACGTAATCAAGTCGGACGGGTTGGTGCTGTCTGCCGTGCCCAACCAATCATCTACCGGGTAATGGTCGCAGCCGCTGTATCTATCAACCAATGCCCCGCAATCGTCACAGTTAAATTGTCCTACCATGTCAATCCTTCCTACGCCCGCCGCTTATCCTTGGGCGTTAGCAGGCTAAAATTCTTGATCGCCTCTACCACGCTCGAAACCAATATCTGTAAACAGTCTGCTCTTAAAGGCTTGGTACAGGTCTTCAAGTGAGAAATGAGCTTCGTTGTGGTCAACAATAGCTTGCAAGTTAAAATCTCCGTACCGCTCAAAAAACTCTATAAACTGTTCCACGCTCGGCCTGTCTTGCCTGCTAACAACCGAATCAAGCGGACGGGAACCGGTAGCCGACTTAGGCCGAGTGGCGCACTGGCAATTCCCCCAGTTCAATCCACATAATGAGCATCCTGCGGTTTCTGGCAGTATCATTCGTTTGTCTCCTATCTGCGGCAATCCGCCGCTTATCACATCCCGTTAGCAGGCTAAAGACTAACCTTTGCGTCAATACGCTCAAGCAGTGTTAAAATGTCGTATAAAATAAGCTGCACAGGCATTGTTAAATCCTTACTACTAACCATCCGCAACTTACTGCGCAGAGCAATTAAATCTTCTTCCACGCTCACAGGGGCTTGCCTGCTAACCAGCTCATCAACCGGATTTGCGGGGGCCTCTGCTAATTTTGATCTATCTTCCCACATCTGGACACAGTTACAATAATCACACATTCATCCTCTCAATCCCCCGCAAACGCGGTTATTTAGTACGTTAGCCCTCTAAATCTTGCGGCGGGATCTCATATCTAATTCGTCGGTTTTAAACTCACAGGTGTCCCCATTTGGGTGCAGCAACTTGTAACACCATTCACGGCTACAAAACCCTCTCGCTACTACCTCCAAAACTTCGCATTCTGTATCTGACCAATAATCAAGCTCCATCGGCATATTCACATCAATACGGGAGATAACCCGAACAGTCTGCCCAACTACGAAAGCAGGTGTGGTATCTGGGTCTTTAAATAATTCTGCAAGCATTTGCCAACTCCTGTGACTATGGCTAACAAGTAAATTAACGCGGACTGAAAATACGTCATCTTCAATTCCTATCGGGGTTCATCCAAATCCATATGCCTGATTAGCAGTCAGATCACAATGCAAGTATATCTTGCTGTGTTTGCTTACTTATCTTGTATTTTTTCTTCATAGAAACAAGAATTTCTTCTGCCGTTGTTTTCCCTTCTGCGATCATATCAACCATACTATCTTTATCTTTATTGAAATTGTTGTACCACGGCTTTTCATCGCCGCCTCGATTGTTATAATGTCCGTCTTCCATTCGCTCTTCGTCATTTTCGCCGGTTGCAAGTAAAAACACTTTTAATTGAGCTGTTTTTGTTGCGTATGAAATAGCCTTACCTGGGGCCTTGTCTCCGTTGTCATCTGCGTGCGCTTCAACTTCAACTGAGTGGCGGTCAGCAGGCTCATCAATGTTTATAAACTCAATGCTATAAACAGCCTCGAATCTATGCTTGTAATTACCGCTGTTTGTTTGGCCTGGTACTACAACACCTTTTCCCATTTGTGTTGGGGTAATAACGATACCAGCATCTATAACTGCCTCCCTTATGGCTGATAAAACAGCATCATGAGAAACGGCCTTATATGATCCTCCACCAGCTTTAACTGTCGTGTCTTTTGCAACTTTTGCAACTGCCTTTTGCACATCTGCTATTTTCTGATAAATATTTTTACTCATCCATCAACCTCGCTTTCAATGAAATACTTGACTGGAGCAGTACAACAATCTGAATATATTACGTTATCAAAACCCCAAGCATCACTCCAATCATGGCATGATACGCACATCCCTGTTCCGCGCTCTGGCTGGTCTTCTCTTACCTCAGCGCCGCAACAATCGCTTACGTAAGTTCCAGTGTAGTGCGTTCCGCTTTTCCCATTTGTGCAATGTGTTCCGGCATAATAAAAGCACTCTTCTTCCGGCTTGCACTCATGACCACATTCGATGCAATAACTCATCACAATACCTCAATAAAGTTTAGTTCTGACTGTGCGATCTTTCGGTGCCTCTACCTCGCGCCAATCAATATCAGCATGATCGATGCGGCAAGACAGAGACGTGCAGCCGTATGTGTTGCAGTTAGGACAAAGTTCTGGTTCATTGCCAAATTCCAGACCTTTATACATCGTATCTCCGTTTAGAGGTTCCCATCCTTTTGCTGTTAAAATCTCCATCAGTCCGTTAGCATCCTTGCGAACCTTGTTAGACATCAGAAAATCTCCTTTTCTTCGTCGCTCAACACTAGACGGTCTTCAAGGCTTTTAGCGTGGTCTATCATCAGATATTGCTTTTCTTTGAGTGTTTCGATCACTCTTTGCTCAAGCTTTATCTCATCATCGATTATGTTGATTTTTTCGACAAAGTAGCGATATCTGGAAATCAAATCATCCCTTGTTGATTCTCCCATATTAAAACCTCACGTTGTATTCGTTGTTAACAATATTTTCTCTGCGCTCAATTTCCAACATCAAACCATTAAACAAGAGCATAGTCATAATGATCGAAATTGCAGTGATAATTACCGCAGTTGCTAAACGCTCTTTCAAAGTTGGTTTTTTCCGACACGGGAAAGGACCATTATAATCATTCGCATCTCTCATTACTTTCACTTGTCAAATCCTCCATAAAAATCTTTATACGTTTAAAATATTCAAGGTTGCCGTAGTGCTCACAACCATCACCAGTGAATACTCGACCAAAACAATCATTGATTTTGTGAAGACCGCCGAAAGTGCAATCTTCTTCTTTTACTTCTTGCTTGCATGTAATGCAGATCAACATTGCGGCATCCTTTCGTTGCGTTGTGGTTAGACAATACCACGATAAAAAACCATGTCAATATTTTTTTCAGTTTTTTCTTTACAAAATTAATATCGCAGCTTATTATTCTTAAAAATCAAACAAAGGAGATTAATCATGAATGTTGGCAAGGCTCTTAGAATTTCACTCGCAGAAAAAGAAATGACGCAAGGAGATTTGGCTGTTTCTCTTGGCATCACGCCTCAAACTGTTTCAGGTTGGATAAAGACAAACTCAATGCCTCTCAGAACACTTGAAGTTGTTGCTAGTTTTTTTGGCAAGTCACCAAGCGAATTTCTTGCACTAGGCGAAGCGTAAAATGAAAAAGAAAGCATTCTTTTACCGGATAGAACCGGCAGAGCTTATGAACTTTGCCACCGATCCAGAAGGCAAAGGAATGTCTTTGTTGAGGTTTGCAAAGGAACTTCAAAATGGAAAATCAGACATTCCGTTCATCCAAGGGGTGATAGATGAAGCGCATAGATATATTGAAAATAAGAAAAGAGCTGGCTCTGCTGGGGGCAAAGCAAAAGCTAGCAGTGCTAAAGCAAAAGCTAGCAGTGCTAATGAATGCAATAGCAGTGCTCTAGCAGAATCTAGCACACCCCTAGCCAGTAGCAGTAGCAGTAGCAGTACAGTAACAGAAGATCAACATCATCATGATGATGGCGGCGGAAAATTTCTCAACATGAAAGAGATAAACGCTCTCTGCACAAAACACCTCGGCTGGAATCCAGTTCTAACACCTGGAAGAGCTGACCAGATAAGGCCGCTAACACAGATATTCAAAGATGATGTTGTCAGAGGTTTTGAGGCTGCTAGCAGCAATGGGAAGCAGTCAGTGTATTATGTGATAGCCGCTGCAAACGATAAAAAAGATAATTACGAAGACCACAGGAGATTACTATGAACATTGAACATTACATCTTAGGTGCCTGCTTTCATTCTTCTTCAGTGATGGATGTTGTTCAATCCGTTTCCGTTGATGACTTTCACGGCAACAAAGAAAAGTTACTGTTTAGCGCCGTTGAAACTCTCGTTGCCAAAGGGCTAGAGCCAGACACAAGCTCTGTTTATGCTGAAGCAAAGAAGCTAGATGCTTCATTTATAGCTTCTGTTGAAAACGAATGTATAGTTCCTGGAAATATGGAGTACATGCTTTCCTGCTTTAGAGAACATGCTGATAAAACTAAATACCTGTTAATGGCAAAACGTATCAACAAAATGGCAGACAGCCACACGGACGATATAAGAAGAGAGATTGAATCATCGTTAACAACAAGACAAAACAGCAAGTCTGAGCATATTGCAAAACCACTTAAAAGAGCTTTTGACTCTATGGAACACGCTTACAATAACAAAGGATTGGTCACTGGCGTTCCTTCCGGCATTGAGATGATCGACAATGAGCTATCAGGATTTCACAAGACTGACATGATCCTTGTCGCTGCTAGGCCATCAATCGGTAAAACAGCTCTAGCACTACAGATAGCAGATACTGCTTGCATTACTAAAAAAGTACCAACTCTTTTCATCACTCTTGAGATGTCAAACGAGCAACTTGCGTCAAGGGTTGTTCTTTCACGGTCTAAGATCAATGTGTCTAAAGCACGTAATGGCCTCTTAAATGACTCTGATTGGCCGCGTATGACACAATCCTCTGGCGACATGAATGATTCCCCGTTTTTCGTAGATGATTGCGCAGGAGCGACAATAGAGCAGATCGCAGCAAAGGCAAAAGCGGAAAAGCTAAAGAATGATATTGGTCTGCTGATAATTGATTATCTAGGCTTGATCGGTGGTGGAGGGACTGAGTACGAACGAGTGACAAACGCATCCAGGAAAACAAAGATCCTTGCTAAGACTTTGAATATTCCGATAGTGGCACTGCACCAGCTCAACAGAGACAGCGTAAAAGACTCAAAGCCAAGGCGTCCGACAATGAACGACC